GTGGAGGCCCTCCGGCACAAAGAGGTGGAGGCCAAAATATAGTAATTAATTTACAATCTGCAATGAAAGGTGGAGGCCGCCCGGCAACAGGAGTGCATGGATATATTCCTAAGAGAAAAGGTGTTCGAATAAATGAAATGTTTAGGGAACAACAGGGTGGTGGAGATGAAAGCGCCGATGGTGCTTCCATAAAACATGAGCAAAAGGGCGGTAGCGGTCCTGTTACAATCCGAGTTCAAAAAGATGATGATTCAAGAGAAGAATAAATTTTATAACCAAGCATAAAGTTGAAAGGCTAATATTCCTAAAGAATAGGTAATGGATCCCGAAATCAAAGATTTAGTTCTTCGTAGCCGACCTGTAGTATTGGAACTGCTAGAGGCCCGCGGATATGACACAACTCCCTACACAGATCAAGCACCTTCAGCTGTCTACCAACTAGCAATGGCTTCATTAAATCAGCCTGGGGCGGCTCCTTTAAAAATTCGTGTTAAGCGCCGCTCTGAAACTTCTGCAAACTATGAGTTCTGCGAAATTGTATATTTAATCTTTGAACGCTTGAAGCCCACAATCAACAAGAAGTCATTTGAGGGTGAAAACCGCTGGTCTTATATTGAAAGCCCCGAAACAACAGAATATGTCTTTATTCTGAGTGAACCCTATCATGAAATCTTTGATTTAATCGCAATGCAAGCATGGCAGAAAAAGGTAAAGTTGAGTTTCTTCCATATTAAGTCATTGATTATGAACCCTACAAAGCATATGTTAGTTCCCTTGCATACGAAAGTTCCTGCTGATGAATTTCAAACGCTTAAAAAGGATTTGAATCTAGTGTCATTCACAAAGCTCCCGCAGATTAAGTATCATGTAGATATGCAAGCACGATGGCTAGGTTTAGTTCCGGGTGATATTGTTAAGGTTATAAGAGCATCACCAAATGCAGGAGAGTATAACTTATGGCGACTTTGTACCGTCTAAATAGAGATGTCCTGGAATGTAGAAGAAAAATTAAGAAAATGGAAGGAAGAAAGAGATAATATTTCTGCTGGATTTGATAGTGTGAAGGCAAGTTATCTAAATGTGGCAACAGCAACACCGAATGATACAAACCAATTAAATTTTTGGGATAATCAAATGGTGCAAATGAGGGAACGCCTATCAAATTTGATTATTGCGATTAAAGAAACATTGGAAGATGTAAGAGAAAAAGTGGGCAGTGTAGACGATCCCATTCGGGAGTTAGAAAAGGAGCTAGAAGTGCTACGTAAAGAAGAAGGAAATCTAAATCACAAACAAAAAACAAGGGAAGACCAAATATCATCGCTTGAGTCTCGAGGTAAACCAAATAATCATACAGTTGGATTTCTAATGATGCATAGTTTAGCAAATCCTGAGTGGATGATTCTAGTCTGCTGCGTTACACTTATCGGAGGTATTGGATCTCTTGCATATCTAGGTTCTACATATTTGGTTAATCTTGGATTCACAATGCCGTCCTTCTCAAGACAGGAAATTCAAGGAAGAATTATTACACCATTGAGATTCAGAATGAAAAAGTAATCTTTTATCCTATTAGGATGTCCCGAGGTCAAGATTTTTCATTTAGAACAGATGTTCCTAAGCTTTCGGCAATGACACCAGGTTGCACTGTAGATACTACAATTGATGATACAAGTGCAAATATTCCTTATCCGAATGGTATTGCATTTTCAGGATTTGAGTTGGAAAATCAAAGAATCCCGACAAGCATCCTGGCTTCTCAGATTCAAAGTTTAATTTCAGCTGGTGTGATTCCTGATAACAAGAAGTTAGCGGATGAACAAGTTAAAGCGGATAGCCAGTTCTATAATGCTGTAGCGCAGGAATATTGCTACTATGAAAATCGTTATGCTTATCTGCTCAAAAAGTATTTGAAATTATTAATGTCTGACATTGGTTCTGATGTTCAATTATCACAAAGTGTAAACGGCAAGGTTGTCGATTTGAACAAGAAGATGCAGAGTCTCCTGGAAATTATGAATTATATTTCGAATGAAAGATCCACGCGGGTTGATGGTTACAGAACACATTTGGTTGCAGGAAACACACTAGTAAACTCAAATTTGGACAAATTAACTGCTCTCAAAACACAGTTGGGTTCTGGCAATCTCCGCCTTACAAGTCAAAAAGAGATGCAGAAATTCACAGAAGAGAAAAACAGAGCCCTCCGTGTGCAAATCACTGTTTTTGCAGTTTTGAATGTTGTTGCTCTTGGTGTTGTCTACACAGCGTATAGCCAGATGCGTTAAGTTTTTATTTTGATCTCAATTCTTTGATTTTTAACTTCGTAGAAGTCTAAAGCCAACGAAAATTCATCGTCTTTGATAGAGAGATGTCAGATTATCAGAGCATGCTTGTAAATGCTGCTATAATAGTAGACGATATTGAAAAAATAGAATTCAAGTCTGAACTTCTAAGGGATCCTGGTAAGGCTCAGCAATATGCGCAGGACAGGCAGGATAAATTAACGAATGAAACAATTCAGGTAAAAAGAGGCAACTTTCAAAAGGCGTATTATGACATGGGTCGTTATATGGATATGGATCACCATGCTCGTTATTATGACACACGTAATGCGGATTTAGCAAATGCCCAGAACAATATTATCCAGTTGGCGTCTGCAAATACAACTTCCATGCGTTTCGACACGGATAATACACGCAGACAGTTCTTAATTAATGAATGGTATGCGCAGAATAAATTGGAGTCTCTTTTTTTCTTGCAGGTTGCCTTCCTGGCGATGGTTGGCGCCCTTCTGGTCATCATGTTAGGTAAACTCAATCTTGTTCCTTTCTTGTTTGGCAAATACTTGATCTTTATTATCGCTGCTGCTGCTGCTATAACGGGCATGTATCGTTTCAACTATACGAAATACACGCGTGATGTGCAATACTGGAATAAGCGTAAATTCGGCGATAGTCCTCTTACAATGAAGGCAAATAATTTGTGCGAAACTGCAACAAAGGTTGCTGCTGATGTCGGTGCAGCTGCAAATACAGGTCTCGGAGTGGCGACAGGTTACCAATTGTCTACTCCTTCACAGACGGCTATGGTAAATACCTTCGCTGCTGGACCACCCGGAGGCGGTGCAAGTGCAAGTGGAAGTGGAAGCGGTTCAAATGTTACTCCAACACAGGTGCAAGATGCATTGAAGGATTTAGGTTATGGATTTTATTAAGTGTAAAATAGATCTGATTTTCCAATAAATGATTCTATGTTTTTACAAAATATAGAACCACGATAGGGAATGGGTTGGAGAGATGATATAAAAGCTGCCACTCAATCAGCGGCTGCTCCTGCATCAGATAATTCTGCTGCTGTATTGCAGGATAAAATACGAAAAATTGAAAAAAAAGATGATGAGTTCAATGATGAAAAAGGAACATTTGATGTTCTTGCATTAAATCTAGAAACCCTGAATTCTATTGTTTCATCAACTAACAAAAAAGAATCAACACAGGCAAAATACAAGGAGCATCTGCAAGAAGAAATTAAAAAAAGTAAACTTAAAATTAAAGATCTTAAAAATAGTGATAAATTATACAGAAGAGATTTTATTGAAGGAAAGCCTTTAACCGCGCAGCCTAGTCCTTTTTGGAGCAATCGGGATAATCAGATTTTAACTGTTTTTTGGTTTGGTATTTTATTATTTATGATTTCTTTAATGATTATTATTGCATCCTTGAATGTAACTGAACATTTTACAGAAACACATAGAACATTGCTAGCAGTTATAACTTTCATTTTTATTCCACTTGTTGTTCTATATATAGTTCAAAACTTTGGATAAACTTACCTCTAAATCTTCTTCTTCTTTGGTTGCTTCTTAATAGTAATCGTTTCAACTGGAGCTTCATCCGTTTCTATGACTGGAGCAACTGTATCTGCCGGAGGAATAATATCCACACTGGGTTCTTCTGTTGAAGTGGGCAGATCAATAAAGTTTCCACTGACATCTTCCCCGTCAATTGCAATCCGGACGCCACGATAATAATCTTTACCATCCTTCTTATCTGTTATCGGCTTGCCATACTTTTCAATCATCTTGCGACGAACATCAATGGGTGTCAATGCCTTCATATCCGGCTCCTGTGACAACCAAGTCTTATACTCCTTCAAGATGTCCTTCTCTTTTGTCTGAGCACCCACATCCTTGATCAAACGTTCCTGCATGAACTTCGCAAAACTGTCATTATTAGACTTATAAATATTAGACTCATCCATAACACAATCTGGCTCCTTAAACTTACCTGTTAGAATCTCAGTTTCATACAAGTAAACGAGCAGAGATAACATTGCTTCCCTCCAAGCAGGAAATCCCACTTTCTCAATGCTTTCATCTTTGGGATACTTATTCAACTTCTTCTTCTCCTCGACATCAGCTAGCCATTCAGCTGATCCCTCTTTGCCGTTATATTTCTCAGAATCCAAGAATTCTGAAATAAACTTAATGACACGCAGACGCCGCCAAGTTCCATTATCTATGCTAGAAACCGGCGGAAGATTGTTGCAACAGAGAAAGATACGAGCAGTAATGGCAAATGTTTCTGGATCACAATAAAGTGCACGAGCAGAAATCATATCTTCACCCGAAAGCTGCTTCATGAGTGAAGTGTTGATCTTTTCTCCTTCTTCCGGCTCCTGCAGGCCAACAAAGCGCTTGTTCCGCATCTGAACAATCTGGGGTGCAGCCGCTCCCGAATCAGACTGCTTACGAGTTACTAGAGTTGCTTGTGTGCTTGTCTGATATTCACCGAACACCATCTCAATAAATCGGAGAATAGCTGATTTTCCGTTGGAACCTTCGCCTGTAAAGACATAGAACTTCTGTTCCTTATTGCGCCCATAAAGACAGGCTGCAAGCAGACAGAGAACATACTTTCTGAGAATATCATTCGGAAATAGCTGGGCAAAGAATGCAAGAATTTCCTTAATATTGGGATTTTCCGGATCATAGGTCACATAGGAAAGTGCTTGATACTGCTTGTGTTTTCCCATTTGCAAACTGATATTATCATCGGGAATGCCATCACGAAAGATTACAAATTGCTTCTTTGTTATAGGATCAACGCCGTTAAGATCAAGCACTCCATTCGCACATCCAACAAGATGAACATTTGTATCAAGAATTTCCTTGAAATCTTCAACATAGAACTTTTCTGCAAGTTCCTTCATAATAGAATCCTTGAAACCAGAATTTTCAAGAGACATTTTCACTTTCATCAGTCGCTTCTTCTTTTCCATCAAACTCTTCTTCATATCTTCCGAAGTATTCGGATCTAGTTCAATGTTACATATTTTTCGTTCAGCCTTAGTATACAAATCACGAATGCGATTGCTAATCATAGCACGAAGTTCCATGGGCTGCTTAATATGCCTCCATGAATGACCCTCAAAATGATACCAGTCCACGCTCTTCTGATTGGGAGCACACCGATATTCATGACGAACTTCTCTGCAGACCAAGTTAGCAATCTCAACGTGGGTTCCAGCATCGTGATTATAGGCATAATCAACAATATCCTCATCCCGAATATCTTCATATCTCTTTGGATTATCCTGTTTGACCCAATGATAAAGAGTTCCCATCTTGATCTGCTTTGTAACTTCTGCATGTGACGCCCTTAGAGCAATCCACTTTTGAACAAAAGTTTCTTCAGGTTCGCTCTCATATTCGAGGACTTTGCGACTAATGAAAACCCAAGTCTCAATTGCTTCCTTCTCAAAAGTGGAGCCGCCAATGTTTCTGAGAAGTAGTGCTAATTCTACCCACTTAGCATAGGATTTAGCCCTTAGAATAGGATTTAGACACTCCCGAGCAAGACGAAATGCCATTTTAACATCATCATCTGTGTAAGCTGACCGAACACTGATTGTATCACTAGCAGAAATATCATCGGGACTTGGTCCATTTATCCCTCCCTCCGATACCGAAGGTGGAGGTGCTTGCTTTGGATCACCCTTTGTCCACTGCTTTTCCAAGGCTGCAAATTCATCTTTCATCTCAGAACGAACAATAAGAGTATCTTCTTCTGTATGATTTTTGCGAATAGAAAGAAGATCTAAATACTCCCGATCTGTAAGATTCTCGATTGGAACTTCAACTAGAGTAATATCATCAGACCCTGTTGTTTCTAGTTGATAGATAATCTGAGTTTTATACGTTGGCTTATTTGGTTTTGAACAACCGTGAAAGAACCAGCCATTCTTATGAATGGGAGCACGATCAAAGATATCTAATGCAGGATTAATCACACCAGATTCATCGAAGATATTTTCAAGAATTTTTTCCTGAATTAATGCACCCCGAAGACCATGCTGGATTTCCGGACTTAGTGTGATATCGGGACAATTGATATGGATGCCATCCTTGAGAAGATCTTTCTTTGCATCCATTTCAGGTTCCCGCTTCATCTGAACAATGAAGCGTAGCTTCTTCTCAAAGTTTTCAACCTCAAAATAACGGCAAAGAATTTTCACATATGCAAGAACAAATGCATAAATCTGTTCTGCTGTAATACGACGCTCTACAATTACATCACTTCCACCTTCATAACGGAGATCTAAATCAATAAGAATTGGACCTCCATGATCATAATGTTGCTCAATTAAATTTACTTGCTTCCTTTTAATGAAGACGTGATCATACATCAAATCAAGAAAAGTATCATATTCTGCTGGCTTAACAAGAAAAGAGCCTGCATTATTACCCATACCCGTCATTGTAGGATTTCGTTCACCTGTGGAACGTTTTTCGTTTAAATATGCAATAAATGGTTGTTGAGGCGGAACTTCCATCTTAACTATTCCCACCATTAAAAAACGTTTCAAATTTTAAACGCAGGATCTTATCATATTTTGATTGAAGAATCAAAGCTTCAGTAGCTGCTCCGCCAGCTTTCCAAAAGAATATGTGGTCGTCAGCTTGAAAAGTGAATTTTCCTCTGTCTTTCCGTCAAACTCCGGTCCAAGTTTGAGGCAACGTTCGATAAGTTTATCCTTGTTCTTGGCAAAAGACTCCTTCATGATCTGCTGGATTTCTTCCTTATCTGTCTCCTTTACGAATAGAGGCATGTGCTGCAGATTACGCATCAATGTCTCTGTAGATGCTTGAAAGATGATCCGATTATAAGGCTCAAACTGCGGATGCGTTACAAATGTGGAGTAACAGGGTTCATTACGCAGCGGCTGATCTGTTAGAACCATGCCGAGAATGGAGAGCAGAACAGAGCCGAGCGTTTGGACGGAAGACCACTTGTCACCTTGATGCCATGTTCCTAGCAATGAAAGACACACCTTTCCTTCGCGATACATATTAGGATTGAAACGTGTCTTACCATCCTGCGTCAGAGTCAGAACCTTGGGTGGAGAGAAAGGATGATCCTCTGCAAACTCTACGGAGAAGAACCAATAGCCACCGTGATAAGGCGTGCCTTCCGGGCCTATGATGAGAGCCAGACCCTTCATTACACTTGCCTCATCAGGGAAATAATAGATTCCATTACTCTTCATATCATCATTTTGCACAGAAGGAAGATCCTTCCGCATCACACGCTGAACAGCCTTGCCGGACATTTCTTTTAAAGATTCTTTATGCCTTTTGTCTTAAGCAGCCGCTTTCAATTTTTACTTTGTAAAAATAAGACAATTTTTTGCCTAAGAAAATTTAACCTTACTGAAATAAAACATAATATAGTATTCCAAAAATTACTCCTCCACCAATACCGCCTGCAAGCATTCCTTGATGCAATCAAATTCATCCATTTTAGTTTATTTTAAAAAAGAATATAAAGTTTCAATTTTTATATAACCTAAATGGAGCCTAATCCTACATTAGTGGCTTCTAGTGTATTTTTGGCTTTACCCGGCATCATGTTTATTCAAAGAGCAGATTATATTCAAGCATCTATATCCCTTTTATGTTCATTCTTTTCCATTCTTTGGCATTCAACTAAACCGCGTTACAACTGGATCCTTCTAGCAGATATGTTCTTTGCTAATTCAACCGCTCTTCTTGCAATTCATACATGTGTACGCGGTTCATATCTTTCTGCTCTTCCAGCATCATGTTTTGTTGGTGGAGCATGTATATTATATTATTATGGTCAGTGCTATCAGCAATTCTGTTGGCATCCAGATCCAGTAATTGGAACACGATGGCATGCAGTTCTTCATACAGGTAATGGATTACTTGGATGCTGGTTAGTCTATCTTATCAATGAATAAAAGTAAAAAATCTTTTTTTCTTTTTCCTTTTTCCTAAATTTTCTTTTTTCATACGATCAGTGAAATCTGGAACGGGTTGCATTTTCATCTGTAGACTCGTTCCTCGTCTTTCAGTGAAATCTGGAAGGTCTAGGACACGACCCATCAGGATTAACAGAGTAGAAAACACGCCTAAGACCATACTCATCAATGCACTTCTCAAGAATTCTCTGGCAAATCGGACACGGCATAGAGTGGCAAACACTACTTTCGTTGCAGCCCTTTCCCGTGCGGAAGACATACATTGTGGCCCCCTTCAACTTCTTATTGTTTCCCAACTTCTTAATCACATTAATCTCTGCATGGATCGTATTATACGTATAACCCGATCCAAAAGAGCGCGAACCAAACTGATTCATTGCTGCTGCTAGAATCTTGTTTCCCTTCGTAAGAATTGCAATATGACGATTTGTCTTTGTTAGATCTAGGCCATTATCCGGAGGAATATATTGCCTAAGATCTTCAACACTCTTAAATGTGGGCATTTTGTTTTACGTGGTGACCTATCCTGCAGGTAAATGCGGTTCAATTTTTACTGTCAACAATTATCGTGCTTAAAAAAGACAATCTTAAATAGAATGAACCAACCTCCTGAAAAAAGAATAGTAGAATTACGCGCGCAACTTGAAGTATTCGATCAAGAAGTAGAACAAAAGATTCAAGAATTCAATCTGCAACTCACTGCATTAAACCACGAAAAACAAACAAAAATTGCGGAAATACAAGCAATACAAAATATTAAAAATGCAAGAATACAAAGTGTAAAAGAAAAGAAAGCATTAGGTCAAAAAGTGTTAGGTTTTTTTGGAGCGAACAAATTAAATACTGCTAGAAGACTACAAGAAGCTCAACAAACATTAATAAATGATATTTCAAGGCAATATGGATATAAAATGCAGGATATTCATAATCAAGCAAATAATATAGTTAGTAATAATCGTATAAACAAAGATCAAATCGAAAGGTTGATAAAACAACTTGAACAACAAATAATAGAAAATAAACAAAGCAAGGAAACTGCTTCTACGATACAAAAGAAAAAACAAGAAAAAACAGATTTAATTTCTAGATACACAAAGTTAGGATATATATATGTTCCTGAAACCACAAAAGAAGTAAATTCATGTGATGGACTAAGCACTCAAGCTCGTGAATGGAGCCATTGCGAACCTGTTGAAGTCCAAGTTCCAAACACTGATTTTTTTGAATATATTACTGAAACAAGGGAAAATCCGAATGATGCTGGATGGAAAAAAGAAAAAAAAACGGTAATTATTCCTGCTAAGTATGAAAAGAGACTTGTTCGGGGATCGCAAGGTAGTTATGGATTACAAGGACATGGCATAGCAAATTCATATATACAAGATAAGGTTGCAGATGAAAGAGAAGAGGAAATAACTGTTTGGACACGTCCTTTACCAACCGGATATCCCAAAAAAGTTATGTATAATGATTCTCAAACAGCAATAAACAAGTTAGAGTCTAACCACGGAAATCCGCAAACCAGAAAGAGAAAGCATAAGAACAGAAAAAATAAGTCGCGTAAAAATTGAAAACCCCATCAAAAAAGAAACCCTTAAAATGCCAGTAATTACCATCATCCGTCACGCAGAAGCCGCTCATAATGCCGCATTTGATCTTCTAAACAATGATATTGTCTTCCAAGATCCGAAACACCAAGATGCAAGTATAACAGAGAAAGGAATTCAACAAGCACAAGAAGTAGGAAAAAATCTTGAAATGACATCATTTGATGCTGTCTTTTGCAGTCCTCTTACACGTTGTATTCAGACCATGGAGTGCATTCTTCCATTAGAGAAGAGAAACTCAATTCCAGTAACTCTTCATGATAATCTGCTAGAGAAGCAAAGTGCAAAGCATATTTGTAATAAGCGAAAGACGCGGGATGAGCTCGTTGAACTATATCCGCAGTATGAGATTATCACGAATTCAAGTGATCCTAAAGTATGGCCCTATCCTGAATCCACTGATTCAGTTCACAATCGTATGTCTGTCCTCATAAATACTATTAAGAAGACACATCAAGCAGATGAAAACATTCTACTTGTAAGTCATTATAATTCTATTCTTGCACTAACCGGTATTCAACTTCCTAATTGCGGCCGTCTTATCATGAAGTGCTAATGAAGAGCAGTCCATAAATCTAAACCCAGTTTTGGACCCAGCCGCCGACCTCCAACAAGAACATCGGCAATCTCCTCTTTTGTCTTCCCACAAAGAGCTTCAATTGTTCCAACCGAAGATAAAATAGCTTCTGCTTTTGCTAAACTCATTCCGTGCAGACCCATCAACATAGAGGCTGCTGGAGGAACATTATCTTTACGACGAGCAGAAAAATTCCCTGTGGTCGCAGTTGCAGCCCTGGCTGCTGTTAAATCAGTCTCCGGTGTCTCTTTAAAATACGTGGAATCTTCTGCTAGAATTCCGTAAAGTTGCTCCACATTTCTAGCAGATTCCATTACATTCAAAGTCTGAATAACGGGAATCTTATATTTGAATTGTAAACGATAGGCTAGTAGCCGTAACATTTTTTCAGTGCAGTTTCTACCTGCAGGAGGGCCCCAAGTTCTTTCTGAAGCAGCATAACGCCATCCACCTTCTAGCAGATATCCTATAGCAGTTCCTTCACTTCTAGCTGTTTGTAGACGCGCCCTCTGTTCTCTGTATCGGTTTGTTAAATGTGATGCAGCATAATCCGCCAATGTTTTTCGTTCAAGGATTGCAATTGCTTTGCCTTCGAGTCTAAAGAGAATATCACCAAGTAACAAATTTTCCTGTTTGAACTGCACGCCAATTTCTTTAAGAGCTTCGCATAAGGTTGTCTCCCGATAATCAATTACGAGTTCCATATTAGAATTAAAACCCAAATTAAAGATAGGAAATGGACGCATCTAAATTAACAAGGCTAAGAAGAGAAGCGGCTAACAACTGGATACATACAACAGATACGGTAGATGCGTCTGAGACAACTCGTAAGCGCAAGTTACAAGCCAGTCAGTTCTTCAACTGCAACATTAATGCGAACCCTACTATTTGCTACGTCCCTTTCGGCAATGGAAGCAATGCAGTTCCTCATCCGGCACCCATGACACAAGGCAGTCCCGTTTTATCGCTTTCTTATGATGATATTATGTTCAGAAATGCTGGATGGGCCACTTGCTGCAATGCATCCTCAAAGCCAATTATCATGGGTGTATCAACTGCTTGGTATCTGAATCCTTCGCAGACTGGATATGTTGTGGATGCCAATTCATCTTTTACTCAAGTCTGTCAAACAGAGTTTAATGGCACGCTTGCTACACGTTCAACTATTATTGCAGGTTTACCCTCAACAACTTGCTTAACTGATTATTATAATTATGGCAATCAATAATAGAATGAGAAACATGATGCGGAAGAACACAATGAAGAACACAAGCGATATTGGTAAAACAATTAAAATGCATTCGCTAATAATATTTGGTTTATCTTATTGCCCATACTGCCATAAAGCAAAACAACTGCTAGCCCCTTATAAACCGTTTGTTAAGGATATCGATACAGATTCAAACCCTGAGGGAATAAGGAGAGCTCTCAAGAAAATTAGTGGAATGAATACATTCCCACAAATCTTTCTGAAGGGTAAGCTTCTTGGTGGATTTGACGATACAAGCAGAAAAATGCAGACAAGACGTGTTAAGAAGACGTTAGAGGGACTACGGAAGCCTTCCGCGTTTTTCTAACAGGTTTGGTAAAACTTGTATTCTTATCAATCTCAGCGACCGTAATAGGCTTGCCAATTGGAGAATATGTTTTGCTAGGAGAATATGCAACAATAATTTGAATCCCCGGCTTTTTAATGCTTATTTTCATTGTGAATACCTGAAGTAGCGTTAGAAAAAAACCAGGGCCTTTATAAAATGCCTAGTGGTCCTAGCTGCTGCATGAAAAACCGTTTTGCCAATGAGGGATGTAAGAAAATTCAACCTGATTGTGCCTCTGAACTAGAGAAGAAACTGGATGAAATGCGAAAGGAAAGGGAGTTGCAAGATACTAAATTATGGACTCCGACTGGACCTCCGACTGGACCTCCGACTGGACCAAATAAAATAAAAAAAGAATGTGCTAAATAGAATGGACGCACACGCTCCGGCAAACTTTAGTGATGCAGCCGTATCAGTTCATGGTCACAAAAACATGCTCGGATTCCAGTCAGAAGGTCAAAGCAAGGCTCTTGCAGGATATACTATGATTCCCGATAAGTTCTACCTTAATAAGCCCTGTCGCAATGCACTCGGTCTAGTTGGCGGTAACGAAGTATCCGTAGTAAATGCACCCATGGTTGATGTAGAGTCTGATCTATATGGTATCACGCGTCCTAACACAAAGTGCAACTTTAGACAGTATAATCCTGAGTGCGCTCTCGGAGGTGCCGGCTGTCCTAGTAATCCCACTTCAATCACTTACTGGACAAAGGATACGGATAAAAAAGTTGTTCTATCTGCACAGCCGACGCACTTACCCACATGCCAAATGAATAGTTACCAGCCTGTGCCTTATCCGAAAGGATTTAGTCAATTGACTGGAACTTCTTACAGGTTTTAAGTGCCAAGAAGTAGAGGATGTTAAAATTATCTAGAACATCGCAAAGCAAATTTGTAGAAAGGCTACGAAAATTATTTCAGTTGAATAGTTTTCGTGCAAATGAATTATTTGAAATTACGCAAGTTGCACTTCTTTACGGTTTAATCGGGTTTTTTTGTGGCACATTAACCAATTACATATTTCCTAAATTTGATAAGTCCAGATCAACATTGGAAATTCTGCTAGAAATCCTGGGTGAAACTGTTATTCTATCTATTTTAGTTTATTATATTGATCTTTTTATTAAAATAATTCCAGTTTTTAAATTTAATGAATCTTCTTCTAACTTTGTTCCTTCTATGATTGGGGTTTTCGAAGGCGAGATCGCCTTGTCTATTATTTTTATAAGTTTGCAAACGAACTTGATTGAGAAAATACAAGAATTGTCTAAAAGAATTGTCGGCGATCAATAGAGCATGGCTTCTGTAAATGATTACAATTGGACCCACTTAAGATCCGATCCTTGCCATTATGAAGATGATCTCAGAATAACAACAGGTGCAGGGCGCTACCAACTAGGAAATCCTGCAAATGGCACACAAGGAGTTTTTGTTCCTGAACCCACAACACGTCTGCAAACATGGGGTGCATCGCAAATTGTCTCCCAGCAAAAGACAGATGTTGAATCTGATCTATTTAATATTAATCGTCCTACAACAAAGGCTGTCTGTGGTTCTTATAATCCTGAAAAGAACAAGTTTAACAAGATGCCTTTGACAGCCATGCCCGAAGCTAGTTTCCCGCAAAACTTCATGCGCCTGAATGATCCACCGTGCACCCTCCGTGACTCTGGGTGGAATCGTTTTGAATGGCTCTGCCAGAATCCTCAAGAAAATGTTATGATGCCTTTTGATTGGTTTGTCCCTGGAAGGCTTCTATCTAAGGATTCTCATCGTGCCTGCATCCCGACTCCGACAAATACGGCTCCTTCTTTACCTACACCTATACAGTCATGGTCAGATCCCTTTTACAGCAAGTCAGATTCAGCGATTGCTAGACAGAAAGTGGCGGATGTTACAGGTGAAACCCAGACAAATTGGACTCTTCCTAAAACAACAATTGAGTGCCCGGCACCTGTATCACCTCCTTCAGTTTCATGGAGACGCAAGTTGGATAAAGATTTGCCGATCTTGCAGAATTAAATTTTTTTGAATATACTAATTTTAGGCAATCTATTTGTTTAAAATTATTAATAGTCTACAGTTAGAGAATGGAGGCTCTTGCTTTTTTAAGTTTATTAGCAGTCGGAGCTGCTGCTTCCCAATATATGGCACCTGCTCAAACTAAACCAAACGCCAAGAAAGACGAAGAAGTTCAAGAAGGATTTGAAAATGGATCTTTAAGAGGCTCAACGCAGCCGTATCAAGTTAGAAGAGCCCCTGTGGCACCGACGAATACATCCTCTGGTGAATTAGATATTCAGTATTCATTACCTACGGGCGGTTCTATTGCGATGGAACCGCATCCTTCTGATGTGCAAGGATTCCCTACAAATTATGCGACACAATATGATTCTGGGGTAGGTCAAGCGTTTGGCTCCTCCACTTCTCCTGCGCCTCAGAATCCGATTTCCAGCATTTCACCTATGGTTTTACAGCGCGATGACGGAATTGAAGTAACACCTAATTATTCAGCTGGTCGAAAGATTGTAAGTCCATTAAGCGGTGTTGAGCTTGAGACAAGTGAATTCGTGCATAATAACATGGTGCCGTTTTTTGCTGGATCTATTAAACAAAATATGAGTGATATTGTGAATCAAGGTATTTTAGATTCTTACACTGGCTCTGCATCCCAACAGTATAATAAGATTGAGCAAGGTCCTATGTTTGATCTGCAAAGAGAGCCGACAGGTAACCCGTATGGTATTGAGTCTCATTCTGATTTTATGCAGGATCGCATGGTGGGTCCGCAAAACAGAGCCAATGAAAAACCATTCGAGCAGATACGTGTAGGAAAGGGTTTAGCTCAAGGATACACATCTATACCGTCTGGAGGTTTCCAGCAGGCGGAGTCCCTCGATTATGCACGAGTAAGAACCACAGATGAGTTGAGAACAGCGGATAATCCTAAGACAACATTTGCAGGTGTAACACTACCGGCCACATCAGTGGTCAAGAATAGAGGCCAAGCGGGCGAAGTTCGTAAGTATTTACCCGATAAGTTTTTTATCAATCAGAAAGGTGAACGTAATTTTGCTGGTGGTGGTGTGGATAAACGTGAACGCATGCGCTCCATGGAGGTCATGAAAGCGCAGGCTCGTATTGATACAACTCAAGAATATATCGGAACAGCGGGTTCAGCTGATTACAAGAAAGAATACAATATTCCCGCATTTAGAACACCAAATACAAGCCAGTTCGGAGAATTCGGTTGGCGTAATGCTGATGCAACCAATTATTTCAATAAGGATACGGATTCTAAGGAGAACGATTATGGTAAGTCTGGTATTGATATTCGTCCGAATGAGCGCTTCTTTACGGGTGAACGAACACATGGACTCAACGTGAAACCTGATCAGAAGGAGACCACTGTAAGATACCAAGATTCAGCCAAGCCGACGCGTAATGAAGAGACGTTGGGTAACCCGCGCGCTGCGGGCAATTTCTCTGCTTTGGGTGCAGGTGTGCCGGGCGCGATGACTGTATATGATCCAAATGATATTGCGCGCACCACAATCAAGGAAACAACTGTGGATAATGATTGGCTAGGTATTGCGGGTCCGGCAGATGGTCCTACAAAGTTGATTGTTTATGATCCGGAAGATATTGCACGTGTGACGGGCCGTAATACTTTGGATGAGCCGGATAAGATGATGAACGTATCCTTGCAGGGAGTTCCGAATAAACCGTTGCTCAACTTTCCAGATGGTGTGCGCCAGACGCAGAAGGCATCCATTTCTGCGAAATCGGAATACACGGGTATTGCGCAGTCAGCGGAGGCTAAGCGCGCTAGAACATATGATGCTGAATATGGCATGCGCCATTATGCGCAGATGGAAACTGTGGCACAAGGACGCAAGCCTATTGCTGGAAATGGCTTACTGTCCCTCTTTTCGGGCGAAGATCAGACAAATATTCAGATGAAGAAATTAGATTCTGATTACATTAATGAAAGACAGCCTCCGATCTACCGCGTAAATGGACCGCCTTCGGGTGCGGAAGTTACGGGCACGCAGAAATACAGAGCACCTCTTGTTCTTGATATGTCAGCGGATCGTTTTAATCCTGCATCCGTGCAGTCATTGATAGCGAATCCGTATGTGATTGATTTGGCTAAACGTGCGTCTGGAATGGATCAGATTGTTTAGACCCATGGACATTTTAGATGAGCGCTAAGTAGAATGGAATATCTTCAAAGTATGCACGATTCTGTTCAAACATCAGTAAGCATAAAGCTATTTTCATCACCGAACGTATCTTCGTATTATCATACTTTCAAGAGCAAGTTGTTTCGGTTTCCACTATCAAAATGTAGAGAACTACATAATTTCAATTTAGCACGTCTTTAAGAAGATCCTTATCCTGAAGAAGATCGTCACAGAGGTCAAAAAGATTTGGAGTCAGTTTTACACCATAGACGAATCATACGCCAACATGGTCATACTGAACCTTTTCCATTAAGAAATATAATTTATTTATATAAATAGAGAGAATGACTATAAAACAGATACAAGCAGTATATTCTTATTTAAAAAAACAATATCTTGCTAAACTACCCCCGGTTAATGAGATAACAACATATTCTGATCTCATGAATTTAAAGTTATCGCATGTCAAGACAAATATTCTGGATTATACTCGATGTATTAATATAAGCTCAGTAACACATATAGAAGTTGATTCCAAATGGATGTCAATAGATGAATATAAGAAAAAAATAGTGAGTTTAACGAGATATATAGATTATGTATACTTTATAGTATATCCATCTATTCTCCCTACTCTTTCTCATAAAAAGTATCATATCTGTAAATCTGGAAAAGTGGAAGAGCCCAAGTTTATCAATATAACTCTTCCTAAGAGTATATCAACCCCCAAAGGTCGAAATCACTTCCGAATATCGTCGTTTGACATAGCTTCAAATAAGGCTCAGTTGTCAAGTGTTTTAAAACAACTTTGGAAATATCGCGATGATTATTCAACTCTTCATTTTCACTTAGAAGGAAATACGGGAGGAGATCTTGTTCCAGTTCATCTTATTATGTTATGCCTTTGCGGAGGTAGACAGCCATGGATGACTGATTATGAAGTTATAGAGAATGATAATGGTATTAGAAAATGGGATCCATGGGTTCCGTGGGATACTAATTCTGGCTATTTCAAACAATACAAAGATTTAGATATTGATGCACCAACATATACCACTCAATACAGTGGAAAAATTATATTACATTTAGACGTGGAATCTGCTTGTTCTACATGGTATTTTATTACCTATATAATATATGTATTTGCAGAAAAGATTCAACGATTTACTAAATATGTAAATGGGCGGCAGATTAAATTAGGAAGAGCCAGTGGAAGACATATAGAACTTCGTGGAATATCTAATACAACAAGCGGCGATGGAAATTCAATAACAAAAGAGTTCTTGCTCGACGGTTCAAAGGTGGCATTCAAGATTCCAACACAAGCGAATATATCACGCCCTATTGATGAGCGTGATTGGAACCGCTTCTGGATGGAAGAGACAGCAGATACTTTATAGTCTTCAGTATGATGCTTTCCCATTCTCTCTTACTTTTAGTGCCAGTTTGAAATGCCCGTCGGTCTAAATACTTCTTTCGGCGTATCGTAAGATGAATACAAAAGCAATAAACTGATGGTATAGTAAATAATTTTACTATAGTAGAATAAATTATTTTACTCTAGTAGAAAATGAGTTCTGCGGTAAATTTTGATGACATGCAAAAGCTAAGAGCTGATGGAATGAAATTTACATCGGAAGCAGAAACACAATTAAAAGCAGTAGACAAGGATAAATTAATGGCATTGTATACTCTTCTGCAAATAAGCCCTAATGTTATAGAGGCAAGTTTTATAAAAATTGCTACAAAAAAAACGCTAATAGAAATTGAACAATTTACTACTAATCTAAGTAAAAAATTACGTGCTGCTCCTCCTGCTCCTCGTCCGTCTCCTGCTCTTCCTCCTAAAAAAAAAAAAGAATTTGGATTTGAGAATGAGCCTAATCGTGCTAGAGCTTTGGGAGCAGGATTGAGTAGTAATGATGCTGCAGCTTTGGGAGTAGGATTGAGTAATGCAGGCGCTTTAGCAGCAGTTGCTGCGCTTCAAAACAAAGAAGAATGCTGGGGTTTACCTATTGAGTTCCCTGATAATGGCATAATTAATAATGATGATATGCAAGGTATTCTTATAGAGAATGATGGTAATTGTTTATTTGCAGCTTTAGCTAGACATTTTAATCTTATTTTATTTTGCAGATATCCTGGAATTCAACAAAGATTTGATCATATAAATATTCGAGATTTTGTTTGTGGCTATATAAGTGCTAACCATGAAGAGTATAAAAATTTTATAACAGGAGACATTGTAACATATATTCAAAAAATGAGAAAGCCTAAAACTTGGGGTGGTGATGTAGAATTAAACGCTGCTATAGCCTTTTTTGAAGCCATCGGCTCATTAAGTAAAGGACAGCTGGATACAGGTTTATCACTGCTAGAATATAATTATCTTAAAGGCCTACCATTATATCAACATCCTGATTTAGCAACTACAGATTTGAAAGAATTATTTGGTATTAAACTATTAAATATTGAAAATGGAATGTGGAAACTGAATAGTCAACATGATAAGTCACTTTTTCCACATTTTTTAATAAAATCAGCAGACCATTATAATTTTGCTTGTCATAAAGATGAATTAGAGATACCATTGTGCGGTGGTAACTGGAAAGGGGAAGATTTAGAAAAATATGAAGGTCCAATACGTGATAAAAGAAGGCGAGGAGGTGGTGGAGCTAGTGCTGCTGCAGCTAGTGCTGGCTGGGGTGGAGGAGGTGGAGGTGGAGGTGGTGGAGGTG